CGGGACCCAACGGAGAGTTAACGCAACTCCTCCGTGAAGTGCGGATCGCTCTAGATGAAGAGGATCAAAGCGCCGAGGCTTTTCGATTGAAGAATCGAAACCCTCTAAACGACTTAGACTCTTCTGTAGAGCCGAGTATCCATCTATACTGTCACTGCGATAGATAGGTCTAGGACTCCACGCCTTTAATTCAAAGCGCTGAAGAGACCGATTCCACCTTTCGGCAGAACGGTATCCTAGAAACGATACTCGTCCAAGCGCGGAACTATTGTCGGAGACATAGGGCAAAGGCCCTAAGACTCTCTCACATGTGTGCCACATGAGCTGGGCTGTCTTCCAATATCCCTTTTTATAAAGGAGATTGGCAGTTTCAACCCACGATATAAGCTCAGACGCTTGTCGCCTGTTCTTAGGGCGCAATTTGCGAAGATATACTGGATTAACCAGCTCTCCACAATATGCGTCAACTCCGCAAGACTCCCTAAACATTCCTGTATAGAAAGTCTTGTTGAGGTTTACCTTACAATTGTACTTTTGTAGGTACTCAAGAACAGTAATCGCATGTATACTGGGAACAATTATATCATCCCCATATACATAGACGTCACGAGAAACCTTAAAAATGTTTCTGTGACTTACGGGAAGGTTCTGAATTCTCAGAAGAGCCATTACACATATAGTGTAAAAGTACATTGACTCTACTGGAAAACAGAGAGCACTACCCATTGAAGCAAATTTGCGTAACGGAGCAATAATTGTTCCGTCAGGCATCTCAGCTCTCGTCGATCGACATGCATCAATCGCACCTGATAAATCAGGATTAGATCGAAACATCTCAAGAGCAAGCTCTCGCGGAACGCGATCACTTGCATCCGAAAGATCAATCGTTGCTAATTGACCATCGAAAGACGACATTAAAGCCAGACCTTGATTAACAGATTGATCACGAAAATTAACGTGATCCTTTGTTAACTCATAGGATTCGATCAGAGAATATAATTCTCGTCGAATAGCTTGTTGTGCATATTGCATACAACAAGGTTCTATAGCAATAATGCGTGGGCCTTTCATCGTTTTCGGAACACCCACAACCCTAACGGGTTGCTCTAGGTGTTCTGGAATGATCGTTACTAACTCAAGCTCCTTACTGTCTAAACTACTTATTGAATAAGCAGAATCTACAATAGGGAAATAAGGCTCGAGACGATCATGCCAATTTCGCCAGACATACTTCTGATTTCCAGAAATATGCTCGGCAGTACCACCGGGACCGTGCCGTGGTTTAACCTTAGATAGGTCAAAATTGACCATAAGATTATCCCAGAGTACAGAAGAAACATGATTAAATTCACGTTTATCTTCCTCCGATGGAGAAAATTGATGAAAGTCGTGTTCAAGTTGAACGAAGTTTGCAAGAGACCTAGCAACTCTTTTAGGGTTGCAGTCAAGTTCAAGCTTTTCGAAAGCCAGACATATTTGTCTGACAGAATCGACAAGAACTGGACAATCTCTTGCATAAGAACTATCACTTTGTTCATAAATCCTCCCCGTCTCTTGGTTAAAGATCAAGCTGAGCATACCTCGCAAAAATGCGGGGATTGCCTTATACTTTCGGAAACTCCGAAAGGATAAAGAGCTTATTTCACCGTCTCGCAAAGACTTCTCAAAGTCTCTAGCGAACGATGGTAAGGTTATCGTTAAAAACGACAAACCTTCCTCTTTAACCCGTGATCTGATAGATTCAAGATCACGTAAATCAGAGACCTCAGCGATGCATTTGGCACAAGCATCTAAATAGATGCTGGTGGCCATCTCAAGGTGATCACTTACGTTGCTTTTCATAACTGCTCCTTATTTGGGGCTAGTTATCAAGCCACGCAGTTACCTCCTACACCCCGTGTAGGACAAGTAAGTTACCACAACGAGATAGGGGCTATATGCCCCCATCTCATCATGATCGTATGATATTGACAGGCTATGATTCCTGTCCTATCAATTTATCGACCATTGTTGTGTCTAACCAGGTTTTAAACCCGGTTACTAATTGCTCTATTTGGGCAGTGGTAAACCCTACTTCGGGTCTATCAATGACAACGTAGAACGCGAGCGTCTCGTAATCATTCTCAGCAGTGAGAGGATCCGCGACGATCGCCCGTTGCTCAATGCGCGCCATAGACCGAACTCTTTTGTTCGATTTTTGGTGTGAAATTTTCAATTTGAAAGTTTCATCGGCTAACGAATAGATAGCAGAAGTGCCATCTAGCGAAATCCGAGGCAGAGATTTAGCAACGGAATTAACTGTAACTACTTGTGGATCGGTAAGCATGAGTGGTTGATCTCCATTAAGAAAATAGGGAGGCGACCCTCGGCAAATCATAGGATCCCAAATTCTATGACATTGAATACCGAAGGAGAGATCATCAAGACGGCTTACGGGATAACCCTAAAGCTGCCAAGATGGCAATTTGGACACCGGTTAATCCGGTACCCAGGTTCCACTCAAAACGGGTACTTGCAGCCTCACGTCTTTTGATATCCGCAGAGCGGTACCAAATAAGATCGTGATTCTGGCCATCACATGTCGTAAATTTTGAGCGAAGCTCGAATCTACGGCGATGATGATGCATTAAGTACATGTACTTGGACACTACTTTATTGGTGGCCCAATCCTCGGCTTGTTGAATCAAGTCGCCGGAATTGGTATACCAGTCAATGAGCCAGGTCCATGCGGTTTTCTTCCATAACACGGTTGGGTTAACGTGAGCCCCATAAAGGGACATTTCACGCATGGCTTCTCCAAATTTGGAGTTAGACCATCCCACCCCGGGGTCAAATTCAGGCAGATAGACCTTAAAGACTCCTTCATACCACACATCAGTAAATTCCTGAAGTGTGATTGTATAGGATTTAGGGCCAACTATCATGTTAGTAAAAATCCCGGTTTCTGGCTGACAGCCAGTTATATCGGTTCTACTATATATGACAGTTTCTGACTCAATTCGACGATCGACTCTTTTCCGTCTCACCCACTGATTATTGTCGCGAAATCTTTGCGCCATATAAGCAGCGGTTTTCTGATGTGCAGATTCAAATTTCTGCAAATCGGATAGAAACGGTTTCCACCCAAATTGGTGATTGATGAAGTGATCTGCAGCCTTTTTAGGTTGCATAGGGTTGCGTTTCAAGTTGCCGCCAAGAGTTTTCCAGATATCTGAAAAGCCTTTGGCGCTGCCTGACAACATACGTGGCAAATCCTTGCTTTCAGCAAGGAATACCGCGAACCCAGCTTCACCAGTGGCGGG